GAGGCATAGAGCGCCACCGTCCCCGGCCACGGATCGGCGATCACCGCCAGATGCGGCGCGTGCGGCACTTCCTCGCCGCTCATCAGCGGCAGGTCGAGGAANAGCGGCGTCACCGGCCCCGGCGCCACGAAGGGGCGCAGCCGCGCGGGCGNGTCCTCNANCAGAACGGGGCGAAAGCTCTCGGGATCGGTGCGNGTGGCCTCCACGCGCTGCGCGCCGGCCATCTGCTCCACCCGGTCGATGCGATAGCGCCCGCCGCCTGCCTCGGGGGGCAGTTCCAGCACATCCCCCGCGCCGATCAGCAGCCGCGAGGGCGGCAGCGTCAGGCGCAACGTATCGACCGAGAGCCGCGCCTCCGACAGCCACCGCTCCACCACCTGCCGCCCCTCGGCGCGCGTCAGCGCCAGCGGCATCTCCGAGGTGGCCACCGCGTGCGTCGCGTCGTCGGGCAGGATCGCCTCCTCGGCCACGGCCTCGTAATCGGCATCCGCCTCGATGAAGCGCAGCCGCACGCGGCCCGCCAGTTCCAGATCGCTGCCGCGCGTCTCCTCCAGCGCGCCGCCAAGTTCGGGGTCGCGCACCACCCGGTCCAGGTCCACCAGATGATCGGCGCGCCCGTCGCGGCGGCGAAAGGCCAGCACGCCACCGCGCTCCACCGCGTCCACGCCATAGGCCATCAGCAGCGGTTGCAGCGCCGCGCGCGCCGTGCCCACCTGATCGCCCAGATAGCCGCGCACGAATGTCTCNGCCCGCGCCACGTCGAGCGCCGCCACCCCCGCGCGCCCGGCAATCTCCGCGATCACCTCGCCCAGCCTGCGCCCGCTCGCCCGCCCGGTGATCCAGTGCCCGCGCGCGTAGTTCGCGCCATCCGACCAAAGGCCGGTATTGCCCGGAAACCACGGGAAAGGCCGCGCGTCCCANGCCCAGACACAGGCGTGATCCATGTCGAGCATCGGCCCGCCATAGACCTCNGAGAGCGGGTTGCGCGCGGGGTCTGACCAATAGCCCGTCATCGCGCGCAGATACTGCATCTGGATCAACTCGTCCCGCTGCCCGGTGGAAAACCGCGGCAGGCTCGATTCGGACGATTTCGGATCCAGGAACCTGTTCGGCTCGTTGGTGCCCTTGTCCACCGCCGCGCAGCCGTATTCGGTGAACCGGATCGGTTTCGATTGCGGCTGCCACGCGGTCGGCTCGGGNGCGCGCACGCCGTCCACCCGCTCGTGATGGGCATTNNCCCACCAGTTGCGCAGATCCTTGAACCGCCAGATCCACGGCTCGCCATGCGCGCCATCGGTGATCGGCTCGCGCCGCTGCGCCGCGCGCGCCTCGGGGCCGGGATAGAACCAGTCATAGCCCTCGCCACCCTCGATATTGGCCTGCAGGTAATCGAGATCGTAAATCGACGGCCATTGCCCCGCGTCAAGNTGCNCCTCCCCCTCACGCCAGTCCGACAGCGGCATGTAATTGTCGATGCCGACAAAGTCGATGTTGTCATCCGCCCAGAGCGGGTCGAGGTGAAAGAACCGGTCGCCACCCCCCGGTTGATAGCCGAAATATTCCGTCCAGTCGGCGGCATATGTGATCTTGACCCCCGNCCCCAGCAACAGGCGCACCTCGGCGGCCAGCGCCTTGAGCTGCGCCACCGCCGGAAAGCTGTCATCCGCGCCCCGGATCTGCGTCAGCCCCCGCATCTCTGAGCCGATGGCGAAGGATTCCACGCCCCCCGCCGCCGCACAGAGCGCCGCCTGATGCAGGATGAAGCGCCGGTAGGACCATTCCGCGGGGCCGTGATAGGCGACCGGGCTGCGCTTGACCGCCCCGCCGAANCTCAGAAGNTCGAGCGCGCCCGTCCCCGGCTCCTCGACCGGCACCGCCGCGACCGGCGTCACGGTGAAATCCGCCGCCCGCGCCGTGCCGAAAAACGCCGCCACCTGCGCCTCGGCCTGTGCCGTGCGATCGGGGCTGCCGGGCTGGCCCGGCGCCTTCGACGAGGTGATCCGCCCGCGCCAGGGCAGCACCGGCTGATCGCCCGCATCGCTCCAGGGATCGGGCAGGCCGTTGCCTTCCATCTGCTCCATCAGGATGAACGGATAGTAAAGCACGTCCTGACCCGCCGCTTTCAGCGACAGAATCGCCTCCACCACCGCCTGATCGGCGGGCGTGCCGCCATAGACCTCGCGGCCCCCGGCGTCCTTGGGCACCTCGCCTGCCTGCGCACGCGTCAGGCTCGACACCGTCCAGGGCATGTTGCGAGATTCAAACGTCTTTTTCTCCACCCGGGGCTGGATCTGACACGCCCCGCAGCGCAGATCGTCGCCGAACCAGCTCACGATAAGCGAGGTCGCGCGCACCTGCGGCAGTTCCTCGCTCAGCGCCTCGAGCGCGACCACGAAATCGGGCCGGGACTGGGCTGTGTTGACATTGGCCGGGCCAGACGCGCCAAAGCCGAAATCCATCATCACCGGCGAGGTGGCGAGCGCATATTCCCCCGTTCCCGGCAGCATCGCCACGCCGCGNAGCGCGCGCACCGGATCGAGCGCCGCGCCCTCGCCGCCAGCCTGCGACGGACGGCAGACCTCGAAGCTGAATTGCGGCACCCGCGTACCGAAGGCCGACAGGTCCAGATCCTCGATCACCANNTAGGCCGTGCCGCGATAGGCGGGCACGTTGCCCGCACCCTCCACCGCCTCGATCACNGGGTCGGGCAACTGGTCGCGCGTGCCGGGATAGACGCGCATGTNGAGGCTCGCGGGCGCGATCTCGGTCCCGTCGGCCCAGACCCGCGCGACGCGGCTNATCTCACCCTCGCAAAGCGCGAGCGCAAGGCTCACCGAATAGCTGATGCTGCGCGTGTCCGGCGTGGCGGGTTTGGGGCTGCCCTTGCCGCCGCCCTGCCCGCGCGTGACGGTCACGTTCTCGCGAAACTCGGTGGCCCAGATCACCTGACCGCCAACGCGCATCCGCCCATAGACCTGCGGGATCGCATCGCCCTCGCCCGCGCCCGTGAGGCGCAAGCGGCTGACGCGGCCCGTCTCCACCACGCCAGAGCCTTGCCCCAGCAATCGCTGGTCGATGGACCGCCCCACCAGCGCGCCCGCAAACCGCCCGATGGCGACCGACGACAGCCCCAGAGCCGAGCCGCCAACCGCGCCGCCGATCGCCGCGCCAGCCGCCGACAGAAGAATTGTTGCCATGATCTATCCCTCCTCAGGAAAGGCGAAACGCGCGACGATGCGCCGCCGCCAGGGCAGGCTCAGCGCGTTTTCCACCACGCCATGCCCCGAATAGGCGTGAATGAACGTGGCCCGCGCGCCCGTCCCGGCGANGATGCCCAGATGCTTGGCCACCGCCCCGTCGCGCATCCGGAACAGGATCACGTCACCTGCGGCCTCGTCGTCGAGCGGCTTTGCGCACAGATGGCGCAGCGCCGCCGCCCAGAGGGCCTCCTCGCGCGCGGGNTCGGCCCAGTCCATCGAATAGGCNGGCGGGCGCTCGGGCTCGTCGCCCATCACCTCGCGCCAGACGCCGCGNANNAGCCCGAGGCAATCGCACCCCGCCCCCCGGCACGCCGCCTGATGCCGGTAGGGCGTGCCAAGCCANCCGCGCGCCGCGGCCACGATCCGCCCGGCGCTCATCGCCGCCGGCTCCGGCCATCGAGTCGCGCCGATTTCGACGGATCGGTGATCACCCAGTCATCGCCCGGAATATCCGGGAAACCNTGAAAATTCAGNAGGTTGTTGAACTTGAACTGACAGGTTGTCATGGCCTTGTCGCAGCCCGCCTCGATGCGCAGCCCGTCGCCGGCCGCGACCTCCGCGCCCAGCGGATGCCACAGCTCGATGACGCGGCCCGCGCCCGCCATGCCGTCGCGCTTGATGAGGCCCGACAGCCCCGCCGCCGCCCCGCCCGTCACCCGCAGCACGCCGTGGCGAAACCAGTCCGCGGCAAAACCCCCCATCTGCGCGAAGCGAAACACGCGCCCGCCCTCCACAGCTTCGGCGGGACGCTCGGCCACATAGCCCGGCGTATCGAGATCGAAGGTGCATCCCCGATCCCCCAGAATGGCGCTGCACCGCTTCTGGAAAACCCGCCCCAGCGGCACGTTGAGCGCGTCGGTCAACCCGCGCAGCTCTGCCTCGAACGCGCCGCCCGCGCGGCGGATGTCGCCCAGGGAGCCGGCGAAAATCTCCAGCCGCTCGGCCACGTCCTGCCAGTTCACCACCCAGGCGCGCAGCCGCGCGCCGTCATAGCGCCCGGCCTCGATCTCGGCCTCGGTGATCCCCTCGTCCGAGAGCGCGCCGAACGCCTCGGTATTGTTGACGGCCAGCCCGGTGCTTTCTTCCACCGCGCGCGCGCTCATCCCCGTGCCGGGGCGAAAACGGATGCCGTCAAAGCCGAGCATCCGGTCGTGATCGGTGAACCCCATCACCACCCCGTCGCGGCGCGTGAGCGCCCAGCAACGGCACACCGTGGTGATCCCGCGCCCCAGGTGCGCGGCCAGCGCCCCGGCCCCGGCCCCACCAGTCCCGGCCNCGCTCACAGCCGGATCTCCACCACCGGCACATTCGGCACCTCGCCCGCCTGAAAGGAGGCAAGGCTCACCTGGATCCGGTCGGTATCAAAGCGCACCGGNACGTCGAACTCATAGCCCGCCGTGACCGGCACACCCATGTTGGGCGGCTCTGAAAAGGTCACGATCCCGGTGGCCGCGTCCACCTCGTAATGCACGCCCTCGCGCATCTCCACGTCGCCAAGCCCGATGCGCACGCGGCCATGCACCGGCTTGACGATAGGCCGCACCGCCTCGAANGCGCCCGAACGATAGGTCTTGAGCAGTTGAAACGCCACGGTGGCATCGTCGCCAACCCCGATCCGCTGATCGTCAAACGCGGGCGCGGCCCCGGCGCGGGACGACTTGAAATCCGCCCAGTCCTTCCAGCGAAAGCCGTAAAGCTGGCCCTGCCGCGCCTCGAAAAACGCGATCAGCGCCTCGATATCCTCGAGACTGCGCAGCGCCAGNCCCGCGTCATAGCGCCTGCGCGCCTGCGCCCAGGGGCTGTTGCGCTCCTCNTGCCCGCTTGCCAGCGTGACGATCTCGGTCAGCCGCTCCGGCCCGCCAACCGAGCCAAAGCTCAGGCTCGCCGGAAACCGTATCTCGTGAAATCCCATGTTTCTTTCNCCTTACCGGTTGCGCGCGCCGCGCCCGATCACGCGGCCAAGCTGCGCGGCGATCTGCCCCTGAGAGCGGCGAAAGCCGTCCACGTCGGGCGTGGTCACGTTCATCACCACGCTGACCGCGCCGCCGCCCTGCGCGCGCACGCCAAGCCGCCCGTCCGCGCCGCGCGACAAGGGCAGGATCGCCTCCGGCCCCGCCTCGCCCATCAGCCCGGTGCGCCCGCCNCGCATCGGGAANGTGACCGGCCCGCTCACCACCCCGCCATTGGCGAAGGGCATGACGCGGCCCTGGGTAAAGCCGCCCCCCCTGGCAAAGGGCGAAAGCCCGCCCAGAAGCGCCCCCACCCCTTGCGACAGCAGGCCTCCCACCCGATCGGTGACCGGGCGCACCGCGTCGTTGAGGGCGCTGTTGGCCAGCGTCGTGGCCATCCGCCGCAGGCTCTCNCTCAGGCTGTCGCCTTCCACCACCGCGCCGCGCAGCGCGCCGCGCAGNCCCCGGCTCAGCCCCCGCTCGAGGCTCTGCGCATCCTGCCCGGCGGCGGCGAACCCGCCGCGCACCCGGCCCAGTTCCCCGGCAAANGCCGCGGCCATCGCCCCCGCCTGCCCCATCGCCGCATCCAGTGCGGCGATCTGCGCCTCCAGCTCATCCGCGCGTTCCANCTCATCCATCGNCNAAATCTCCTGTTCTCGTCGGGAAAGGCCGCGAGCAGCGCCTCCAGCCCCGCCCGCGCCATCGGCGCCGCCCCGCGCCCCTCGCCCAGCATCAGCCGCAACTCCACCGGCGTCAGCGCCCAGAACTCCGCCGGTCGCAGCCCCAGCCCCTGCACGCCNGCGCGCATGAGCGCGGGCCAGTCGAACCGCGCGCTCATCCCCCGCCCTCNGGCAGGGCAAAGGCCCGCGCCAGAAGCTGCGCCGCCGCGCGCGCCGCCATCAGCGGCCCGCCCTCGATCTCGGCGCTCAGCAAATCCGCCGCCGAGCCGCGCCAGCCGCCACCGCGCAGCCCCGCCACGATCACCGCCAGCACATCGCGCGAGGAAAACGCCCCCGCCTCGAACCGCGCCACCAGATCAACGAGCGAGCCCGCCCCGAGCGCCGCCTCCATCTCCGCCAGCGCCCCGAGCGTGAGCCGCATCACGCGGCCCTCGCCGTCCAGCACCAGCGCCACCTCGCCTGCCCAGGGATTCGCCATCGGCTCAAAACGCCGTGAAGGTCAGCCGCCCCGCCGAGGCGAGCGCCACCTCATAGGTCGCCTCGCCGTCATGGGTGCCGCCATAGTCGATCGAAGTCACCTGAAACGGCCCCTCGATGGTGCCGAAATCGGGGATGACGACCTGAAAATCCGGCATCTCGCCGTCAAAGAAGATCTGCCGCATCCGCGCATCGCTCGCCGCGTCGCGGAAGATCCCCGACCCGCTCAGGTTCGCCGATTTGACGCCCGCGCCCGCCAGCAATTCGCGCCAGCCCCCCGCCGAATCGAGGCTGGTGACATCCACGCTTTCCGCGTTGAAGCTGACGCGCGTCGCGCGCAGGCCCGCCACGGTCTGAAAATTGCCGCCGCCCGTGAGATCGACCTTGATGAGAAGGTCCTTGCCGTTCTGAACTGCCATGTCTTGTCTCCGTTGCCAAAATCTCAAGCGCCGTCGTCAACGCGCGCCCGGAATGTCAGGTCGATCCGCCGCCGCTGCCCCGCGCCGGTGCGGATCGCCCGCGCGCGCACGAAGTTGAGCGCCACAAGCCGCCCCCGCGCGAGNCCGAGCGCCGCGCCGTCAAGCGCATCGCTCACCGCCCCCGCCGCCTGCTTGGCGGCAAGAAATCCCGCCGCCTCGGAGACGACCGAGACGGTCACGCGATGCTCCGCCCCCGCGCCGCTGATGTCGCCGCGCTCGCGCACCTCCTCGGGGCCGAGCGTGACATAGAGATCGGGCGCGCGCCCCTTGGGCACCGCATCGTGGATCGCGCCGCCCACCAGCGCGCCCAGCGCCGCATCCGACGCGAGACGCTCATAGATCGCCGCCTGAAGCGCGGCCGCC